ATCAAACACACGAATTGGAGGCCCACTTATTAATAAAATTAAAGGTGAGGTTACATCTTTAATACGCGAAAATCAATATGATTTTTACGAATTAGAACCATTTGAAGTTCAAGAAGTTTTATTGGATAAAAAATTATTTGAAGGACAAGGAGCATTAAACACCAAATATTACGGAGCAATTCGTGGTAGATTTATAAATGATTCAAATCAAGCAGTTCTTGATAATGGTGGTAATGGTTATGTTTTACCAATGGACTCACATATTAAAAATTATCCTGTTATTGGAGAAGTTGTTGTGTGTACAAATTTTTTAGGTAGAACATATTATACCAATATATTGAATTGGAGTAATAATCCAAACAATACTATTCAAGCAGGAATATCATCAAATCAAAAAGTTAATTTACCAGCACAACCACAGATTACAACAGACTTACAATATGGAAACCCGGTTGTATCAGAACCTGGTGATGTAGTGATTGAAGGTAGATTTAATAATCACATTACATTAGGTAAACAAGACGAAGTTGGTTCTTCAATTAAATTAGTTGCAGGAGATGACTCAAATGATATTAATAAATCTAAAGCTTCTATATTTATACAAGACGGAGGTACTGTTAAGATTGATAATCCAAATACAGCTTTCCCATCAACCATTGTAACTGGTGCTAAAATTGTTTTAAACGCAGATGACATTGTAATAAATGCGAGAAATACATTAAAATTACAAAGTGGAGATTTAACAGAAGTCATTGGTGGAAGCACAGAAATCAAACATAATGCTGGTGGACAAGTAGTAACTGGTGAAACAGAACAATTTGTAGAAGAACTTAGAGAAAGAGCAGTTAAAGAAGCAACAGATGTCATCAACGCACAAGTTCAAGTTTTAAAAGATACTGCTAATATTGGTATAGAAGAATATAATAGACAAGTTCAACAGATTAAAAATTTAACTGACTCAGTAAAAGATGCTAGAAAAAATGTAGAGAAAATAGTTAATAAAACAAGAAAGGTATCAGTAAGTTTTGATGCTGAAAAATTTGCAAAGAATCAAGAAGTTATCTTAACTAACTTTAACGAAATACAAGCTTTAGTTCCGGGACTTCCACTTACTATAACAGAAGTAGAAAAGAAAATATCAGAGGTTGTGGATGCATTAAGAAGTTTTGCAACATTAGATTTTATGAACACAGATATCGTAACAATTGAAAAGAAAAAATAGGAGTAAAAATGAAATCGAATAAATTAGTATCATTAATAAAAGAAGTTGTCAAACAAGAGGTTAAAAAACAGATAACTGATATACTTATTAATGAAACAAATATTCCCAAAGCAAAACCAGTAGTTAAGAAGAAAAAGGTTAAGGAACAGAAGTTTACAGACAATCCAACACTTAATAAAATTTTAAACGAAACTGCTCAACAAAAAGAAGAATACCCAACATTAGGCGGGGGAACTTTTGATTCAAGTCGTATGACTGAGATGTTAGGATACGGCGGTGGTTTAGGGAATAAAGAAGTTAAACGAGAAGTAGCGGCCGCAAGCACATTACAAAGTGCCGGTATGAATCCAGATGACGCTCCAGAGCACTTAAAGAACGCTTTGACAAGAGACTATTCTGGTTTAATAAAAGCTATTGATAAGAAAAAAGGTAAATAATGGCAAGTGCAAGAGAAAATGATTTAAACCCAGATATTTTTATAGGTTTAAAACTTCCTTTCAACAGAGATAAATCAGGTTTGTTTGGTAGAACACAAACAACATTAGAACAAGCTGGTTCTAATATAAAAAACCTTTTATTGACTGCTAAAGGTGAACGAGTAATGCAACCTGATTTCGGTTCTCGTTTAAGAGAATTATTATTTGAACAATATACAGAAGATTTATCATCAAGAATACAATCAGAGATACAAGAAGCAATATCCACTTGGTTACCTTACATTAATATTTCTAATGTAAATATAATTCAATCAGATGAAGACCCTAATACAACTAATGTTAGTATTGATTTCGCATTGAACTATGAACCAGATAGATTTGAAAGTATTACTTTAAACTTTGAAGGAGATTCAGAATCAACAAGTGTTGGTTATTAGGAGTAAACAATGGGATACGAATTAACAGGTAAAAAGAAAAATAAAGAAGTAAGATATTTGAATAAAGACTTTTCTCAATTTAGAAATAATTTGATTGAGTTTTCAAAACAATATTTTCCAAATACTTACCAAGACTTTAATGAGTCATCACCAGGTATGATGTTTATTGAAATGGCATCTTATGTTGGTGATGTTATGTCATATTATGTTGATTCACAATTCAAAGAATCTTTACTAGGATATTCAGAAGAATTAAGAACACTTTATGCAATGGCTCAATCATTTGGATATAAACCAAGATTGTCCGCACCTTCTTCAACAAAATTAGAATTTTTCCAATTAGTTCCAGCAACAGGAACTGGTAATAATATAGCACCAGAATATGATTATGCATTAAACATTAAAGCCGGAACAAGAGTAGAAACTTCAGACGGGGTAGTGTTTAGAACGATTGAAGATTGTGATATGAGATACGAATCATCAAGGTCACCAAGAGAAGTGGAAATTTTTGAAAGAGATTCTGCAACAGACACACCAACTTATTATTACATTAGAAAAGAAGTAAGAGCACAAAGTGGTAATATAACTAATGAAGATTTTACTTTTGGTGGAGCAAAAAAATATGATAAAGTTCTATTATCAAATTCAAATGTAATAGATATTATTAGTTGTACAGATTCAGATGGAAACACTTGGTATGAAGTTGACTCTTTAGCTCAAGATACGGTTTTTGATGAGATTGAAAACAATTCAACAAATGACCCACAACGAGCAACATATTCCGAGTCAGTTCCTTACATTTTAAAATTAAAAAGAGTATCAAGAAGGTTTACAACATTTAGAAGACCAGACGGAAAAACAGAACTAAGATTTGGTTCTGGAGTTTCAGATAATGCCGACGAAGATATTATACCAAATCCAGATAATGTTGGTTCAAACTTACCTGGTTCACCTTCAAAATTATATGAAACATTTGACCCAAGTAATTTCTTAAAAACAAAAACTTATGGACAAGCTCCTTCCAACACAACACTAACAATTAATTATCAATATGGTGGTGGAGCACAAGACAATGTAGCGGCTGGTAGAATTAATAAAATTACCGGTATTACATTTGAAACACCAATAGTAAGAGGTGTCCCATCAGTTCGTAACTTTGTTGAACAATCAGTAAGAGCTTCCAACATTGAAGCATCAAGTGGTGGTATGGGAGCAGAAAGTGTTGAAGAATTAAGAGAAAACATTAAAGCATATTTCCAAGCACAAAATCGTGCTGTTACAAAAGACGATTATATTATTAGAACTTATGCATTACCTGACAAATACGGAAACATTGCTAAAGCTTATATTGTTCAAGATGATGTATTAAGAAATGTTTATGGAATAGACCCTGATAGTGAGGGTGGAGATTTGATTGTTATTGGACAAGAACTTGAACAAAATCCATTAGCACTAAATTTATATGTTTTGGGATTAAACACAAATAGACATCTTGTTGATGTTAATGTTGCAGTAAAAGAAAATCTAAAAACTTATTTAACAAGATTTAGACCAGTAACTGATGCAGTAAACATTAAAAATGCATTCATAATAAACATTGGTGTTAAGTGTGTAATCTTAACTAAAAATGGATATGACCAACAACTAGTTATTACTAATGTTAACAATAGAATAGCAGAATATTTTGATATAGATAGATGGCAAATAAATCAACCAATCATATTATCAGAATTACAAAATGCTATAACATCTGATGTAGAAGGTGTTTTATCAGTAGCTAGAATTAGAATAACAAATCAAGATACTTACTCATCTTCAGCAGGTTATAGTGGTAATAGATATAACATACAAAGTGCTTTAAAAGGTGGTGTTGTGTATCCAGCTAAAGACCCAAGTATATTTGAGATTAAGTTTCCAAACAATGATATAACAACATCAGTTGAAGGGGGAGAAGGATAATGCATTTATTTGAATTTGCAGAAAAAGACGCAACACTTTACGAAGGTAGTGCTACTCAAAGTAGAAATACCGGATTAGACGAAATATTAGAAGTTCGTAAAGATATGAACGCTGATGGTTCAGTTGTAAATGTATCTAGAGCACTTATAAAATTTAATTTAACCAATATATCAGAATCAATTGTAGCAGGAACTATTCCTGAAAACGCAAGATACTATTTAAATTTGTATGATGCTAACTCAAAAGAATTAACAACAAGTCAATCATTATTTGCTTATCCAGTTAGTCAGTCTTGGGTTCAAGGTGATGGTAGGTTCTTTGACCAACCAGCAACTACTGAGGGTTGTTCTTGGAGATATCGTGACGGAGAAACAACCGGAACACAATGGGTAAGTGGTTCAAATAATACTGGTGGAACTTGGTTTAATCAATATGAAGCATCCCAATCATTTAATCACGAAACAACTGATATGAGAATGGATGTAACCGATATCACTAAACTATGGTTGAGTGGTTCTATCGCTAATGAAGGGTTTATGGTAAAACGCTCAGGTAGTGTTGGTAACACTTCATCATCATTGGACGAGGGAAGTACCGATAGTCTTGGACATTTTGCATTCTTCTCAAGAGATACACATACAATTTATCCACCAAAGTTGGAAGTAGAATATGATGATTCATCTTTTAACACGGGTTCATTATCTACATTAAGTTCAGATGATATTGATGAAGTTATGATTTATATGAAAGGTTTACGACCAGAATATAAAGAAAAATCAAAAGTTAAATTTAGAGTATATGGTCGTGAAAGATTTCCAACAAGAACTTATTCAACAAGTTCTCAAAATCTAACAGTGAAATTTATTCCAAGTCAAAGTCAATATTCAGTTAGAGATGCTTTGACAGAAGATGTTATCATACCATTTACAACGGGTTCTTATTTGAGTTGTGATGGAACAGGAAACTTTTTCAGATTAGATTTAAATGCGTTTCAACCAGAAAGACACTATCGTTTTCTTTACAAAGTAGTAAGTGGTAGTGGAAACACAAGAGTAGAACACATTATAGATAATGACCACATATTTAAATTAACGAGGTAAACAAATGCCTTATACAAAAGAGGAATTAAAAAATTACGATTTCTATCAAAATTTAAAACAAGAAAGAGATGATAGATATGAAGCGGCTTACAATGACGCTTTAAGTGGAGAGTTAATAAAAACAAGTGTAACGGAAGCTTCCCAGATTAATGGTGAAACTATTATCTCTACGATATTAGTTCCGAACCCAGAAACCGTACCAAGATACAAATCACACCTAGTAGTTAGTGGTAGTAATACTTTATTTAGTTTTGAGGGTATTGATGAAGAAAGAAGAAAAGAAGCACCATTTGGTAGAATTGGTAGAGATGATGAATACCATTCTATAATTACTGAAAACAAATTTCCAGTTTTTGAAAAAGGAGAAAGATTAGAAAACACAATCGATACTGAAATCAATAGTTTGATTCCATTAGCTCCAAGTTTACCAACAGCAAGATTATATGAATCACCAAACGATAATGTATTAGAACCACAGCACGATGGGGTAAAATTTACATTAATATCACCTTCAAGAGTAGAACCCAATGTTAGAACAAATAGATATACTATTGATTTGGTAAATGGTGATATCGTAGGAACTAGTGATTGGAATACAAATGATGGTTTTGGTTTAAACTTGTATTATTTAGAAAACAATAGAAAAAGAAGATTTCCTTCAATAGATTTTTTTCAATCTTATTACGGAACACTAATCACTAGATTTACAGAAGAAATTATAATTGTTTTAAAAGAAGATTTAGACAATATTTTAAATGGAAAACCAATGCAATTCAATACGAGTCGATAGATGGCAAAAGAACTATCAAGATTAAAACCACAAGATTATGATATTCTATACTCAGGAAAACACAATATTTCTGGTAAAGATACACCAGTTGATGCACCAGAATTTGGAAAAGCACAAGGAGATTATATTGAAATGGTTGTATCAACGACTACTGGTGTTTTCTTGGATTCTTTTGTTATAGCAAGAGGAGACGAATGTCAAAACTATAAAAATGATGATAACACTTTTAAAATAAATCCTGGTATATTTTTAAGAGAAAAAGGGTATTTTTCTGGAGAATACAATATTGAATTTAATTTTTTACGAGAAATAGCTGGTTCAGAAAAAGGTGTATTGGTTGATAGAAAGAATGAAATTTATAATGGAGATTATTTTGTCAATACCAATGGTTTAATTTATAAAGGTAATGAAGGTGATGATGAAGTAGATGAAAATTTACTAAGAGAGTTTGATTATAAATTCTACATAGATGAAATTTCAGCAGATAGAACAGAAGTAAGATTAGGAACTTTACCAATTAAAAGTCAACTTTATAATACAGAATTTAAAGGATTGGGTTCTGATGAAACAATATTAACCTATCCTAATGAACTACAAGATGTTGGAACTAAGATATTTCAAATAAATAATTTAGGTACTAATACTTTACCTGAAAATATAGTTGGTGGAGACTTAATCATTAGAGATGCATATACATTACCAAGTTCATATGGTGGAGGTGGTTCAGGAGGTGGAGGTGGAGTTGGCGGAACTGTCGTTGTTGGTCAAAATGACTTTTATGCATTAGTTGGAGTTATATCTACAAAACCTAGAAGAATTGGTAGAGCAGGACTAATGACTTATGGTTCTGCATTAAAATATGATGAAGTAACTCGTAATATCATTGATACTGGTGGTAATGGTTCTGAAACTGAAAAAACTTCAATATTCGGTGGAGACAACAATTACTATCGTAATATAAAAAATATTAATTACAATGCTATGCAACCAAGACAAGACGCTGACGGATACGACCAATCAACAATATTAAAACTTGTTGATGCCGGAAATGATACAGCTAGGAAGTCCCTTCAAAAACTTTTATTTCACGATATAGGATACGGTGATAGGAGTGGCCCAAATACTGGAGAAATCAAAGACCCCGAACAAGCTACGAAATATTTTATTGAACAGAAAAGACAAAATCCACAAGGAGCATTTTATGGTGGAGCCGCATTAATTGGTTACACAACATATGAACCTTATGGATTTCCATTGTGGCTTAAATGTAATAATGAAAAATTATTAAACTTTGTATCGACAGACCAAATAAAAAGTTATTTTGAAATTACAATTTACGGAACACAAATAACAGAAAATAAAGCTGGTCAACGAGGAGATTATGGAAGACATAAATATTCACAAAAATATTCTTTTACAGGAGAAAATACCTTTATCAGACTTCCAAGACACCCCGAGTTTACATTAAGAAACTCAGGAGACATTAGAAATTTACAAGGTGCTTTATTTCATTTAGATATAGACTTTGTTATAGAATTTCCAGACAAAGACCCACAAAGAAATACCATAACAAAAAGAAATACATTTGTAGTGTTTCCAGATAATGACCACAATAGATTCCAAAATACCGTAGAAAGAGGTTGGGGAGAATTTGTAGGAAATGTTCCAGTTGTTTTTGGGGATAATAATTAATTATGTCACTTGTTAAAATTCAATACGGCCCAAATTTTTCCAGTATAAATGGACAAGAAGTTTTCACACAAACTGCTGAAAACAAAACTGCTAAATTATCAGTAGTTCCAAATGAAGTTCAAGATTTACCAAAATTCAAAATAGAAAGAGCAAGTTGGATTTTTGATTCTAAAGATTTTTGGGGTGGAGAATATGAAGCAAGTGGTGAAAACATTACATTAGATACAGCCACTGTTTTTGGTTTAAAAGATGGTGAAGAATCAAACATAAGAGTTCAATGTGATATCTATTATACTTTTAGCTATGGAGGTGGGACAATTTCTGAAACTACATTGGCAGAGTCTTCTTTCTTGTTTAAAGTAGATAGTGGTAGTGATGATGATGATGATGACGGGGATACCGGAAGTGGTGGAAATAAAGTTACATTTCCTTTTAAAACAAAAATTGTAGATGTTGATGTAGAAACAAACACCATAACCACTGCATTAGATATTGATAAAGCTAGAGATTATCAAGGTGTATTATCAGATGAAGCTTATGCAGAAATGGAAGAAACTAAAACAACTAAAAGATATGCAATATCTTATAATTCAGTAGAGTATGAAAATTTAAATGTGTTATTAAATACTAGTGGAGAAAAATCTTTAATAACAAATAGTGATATAGATGTAGAAACATCACCAATAGACCCGTATTCAGTAGTATTAAAATTATACGAACCATTATCAAATAATGTTGGTGTAAAAGATAAAATTACAGTCGTTAAAGAAATGGCAGAACCTATTCGTGAAACTATACGATTAGCTCCATTTAACGATGCAGATTTAGGAACTAGATTCTTATATGAAGCCGATGACAAGTCAATGGACTACATAAATAATTTAAGAACGGCCGAACTAACTCAAAATGAAATTTTTACTAATAATAATTTTATATCAGGTTCTATATTAGCAAATGTATTGAGTGGTAGTGTTTCTGCAGAGGTCAATGTAGATTATAATGATTATGGTAATTTTTCTATATTTGGTTCAGTTCAAAAAAGATTAGAAAATTTTAGAACAAAATTAGTAGACTATGAGTTTTATTCAAAAGAAAGTGGTTCACTAGCCGCACAAACAGCTAGTGCAGTATTTAAATCTGAAATTGTTAAGAACGAAGAATTTAAAAGAGATATTACAAACAACTTTGACCATTATGAAAAGTATTTATTTTATGAAAGTTCATCATACTCTACTTCTTCATTTGGATTAGGATTTGATACAAGTTGGCCAAAAGAAAACTCAACAAAACCACATAATGTATTAAGTGTATCTGCATCAGCCGCTACAACTTGGTATAATAACAATTCAACTTCCGCTTCTATCTATGACCAAAACAATCCAAATCGTTTAGTCAATTTAATTCCGGAACACATCAAGAGAGATTCTGAAAATCAACCATTTTTAGATTTCTTAGATATGGTAGGACATTATTATGATAACATTTGGATACACATAAAAGCAATGACCGATACATATGATAGACGAGAAAAATTAACAGAAGGTTTATCAAAAGATTTAGTGTGGACGATTTCAAATGCATTCGGTTGGAAACAACCATCAGGAACTGAAATCACAGAACTACACAGATTAATAACCGGACAATATTTAAGTGGTTCATTTGGTTCAGAAGAATACAAACAATATTCAGAATTAACAGGAAAAGAAATACAACAAGAAATTTGGAATCGTGTATTAACAAGTATGCCTTATATTTTAAAAAATAAAGGAACAAAAGAATCAATTCAAGCTCTTGTTAATGCTTATGGTATTCCACCAACAATTTTAAAAGTTAGAGAATATGGTGGTTCAGATAATAAAGATTATCAACCAACATTTGAAACTCAACAAAGATTTACAAAAACATTAGATTTTAAAAATAGTCAATATATTCAAACACAATGGAAAGAAACATCAGGTAGTTTAAGAACACCAGATACTATTGAATTTAGATTTAGAGCCGCTTCAAGTTCCAATCAAGTATTGGTAGCCAAAGATGGTGATTTTGCAGTAAGATTGTTAGACGAGGGTTCAATAACTGATAATAAAGGTAAAGTAGAGTTTGTTATAAGTAGTTCATTAACAGGTTCCGTATTTGGAACGGCGAGTGTTACTTCATCTTTATTCCCAGTATTTAATAACGAGTTTTGGTCGGTTGGTATAACTAGAGAATCAAGTAGTGGTTATAATACAACAACAGACAGAACATTAGAATATAATACAACAAGTAGTATAAAGTATAATTTGTTTGTAAAACAATATGAATCTGGTGTGGATAGAATATTATATGATTCTTCAACTTCAATGACATTAAGTGGTTCTTCTACAGGAACAGGATTAACTTCATCATTACATAATGGACAATGGACTGCGAGTGGTGATATATTCTTTGGTTCAACAGGTTCTTTTGGTGATTTAGGTGGAGAGTTTACAGGTTCTTTACAAGAAATAAGATATTATAATGCACCACTAACAGAATCAGCATTTAACAACCACACAAGAGCTCCAAAAGCAATTAATGGTAATCACGCATCATCATCATTTACAGATTTAGTATTTAGATTAAGATTAGATGATAACAAAAATTTATCAACATCACCAACTTTAAACAATATAGCACCAGACCAAAACTTGTTTGCT